AAAAACCTACGGTGTTCCTAAATAGGGGGTACTTTACCATAGGGGTGGTGGTCGGGGACGGGTGGTTTGTCCGATTTGCTCGCTACGCTCGCCAAGATAGGACTGCAAATGCTTAAAGGCCCAGTTATGATAGGTTAGTTTGGAGTGGGGAACTAGTCTGTCGATTTGCTAGCAGAGAAAACCCCACTCCACCTCCGTGATTATTATGGCTACAAGAAAGACAAGCATGTTTACCCTAACCGAACGATTGACAGTTACCTCTGCATCAACAGACACCTTTGCAACTATTGACCTTGGGTCATATGTTGACGTTGGAGATCGTCAAGCTCTTCAAATTCACAGTGTTGATTTCATTTACCAGGGCACAACAGCAGCAGAACTAGTTCCAACAACTCTTGGCGGTTCCGCAGTTGTTAACGTGCAACTAACCGATTTAAACCGAGGCGGACTTGTGTTTGCCAACGATAGAGCTCTAGTTGCATCTGGAGCATTGACCAACATTTCTGGTGGCGGTCTTGACTCTGATACTGATCTCTACCCAGACAACTTTGGAAAAGGTGCAGATGATGGACGATATGTTGTTAACGATCAACTTTACATTACTGCAAACGTAGGTGCTCTTGCTTCATCGAAAGCAATGAACGTCACTGTTCGAGTAAACGCTTCAATTGTTTCCCTCAGTGCAAAAGACTTCATGGCTATTGCAATCCAATCAACTGCTGCTGATAACTGAGGTGATTCTCAGTGTCATTAACAGATGAGGAGATTGGCCGAGTTATTCGAGCTGCACTTTCCCAAGGTACTTCTTCGCCCAAAGCATCCGCCAAACCTAAGGCGAAGAGTACCCCTAAGAAGAAGCCAAGAAAACCTTCTGCATACAATCTATACATGTCCAAGGAACTTGCTAAGTTGAAGAAGAAGCATCCTCGTAAGAAACATTCTGCAAGATTCAAACAAGCTGCAAAGTCATGGAAGCGATCACCAGAAAGAAAGAGGTCGATGAAGTGATTGAAATCAAGAAGTCTCAAAGAGGCATGTTGAAAGTTTACGATCCAGCTACAAGCCAGTTTACTAATCAAGTTCCTGCTTATGGTGATACCTGGAAACCTCTAGTTGTTTCTGGAACTGTTCTTGCTTTTTATCAAGAAGATGAAATCGACATTAGTGGATTAACGACGCATATGGAAAAAGCCTTGATGGTTTCACATTGCGACGTCAATCAATCGCCATTGTATGAATTCGGAACTGGACTATCAGGAACTCCAACAACTCCACCAACAACCAGGGGCTGGGAAATAGTAGTTCTAAGTGACATTCCATTTGACTGGAATGAATGGTTTTTAGGTTTAGATCAGACTCTGTTGTCTTTGAGATTACCGGGTGTTTTCACAGACATGAGAAATCCAACTGTCAAAACTTTGTCAACGGATGCAATCTTGTATGGTCGCTTTAGAAACCTTCAGAACAATGTTGACACAATTGCAGGTTCTGCTCTGGTTAATGCTGAATCATTCTTTGGTGATGCAAAGGTTACAATGAGTGATCGATTATACTTGTATCGATTTGTCAAGTACGAAGGAACACTTGCAGCTTCAGATAGAATTGGTATTCCTGAATTCCAAATCGTAATTAACGGACATGCAGGAGAACTTAACGATCTCGAACAAATTATGGAACTGCGTCGCTCGTACTTACTACAACAAACAATATCGTGATTATTATGACTGAAGAACTAGAACCCAAGAAAACACCGACTACCAAATTCGCAGAATGGCTTATGGCTAGAGCTGAGAAGAAAGAAGAAAAAGAAACATCTCTCGAATCATTGATGAAGTTCAACGTCTTTCTTTCAATTGCTACACTGGTCACGGTTGCTGGAACAACTGTTGCGGACTATATTCTGATGGCTTGGACATGGCTCTGAAAGTACCTGGTACTGGAAAGATTCACGGACATTACTGTGGATCGAATTGGACCAGAGGAAAGAATCATCCGGAAGCAAAGATGTTTCAATTGGATTTTGTAAAACCAATAGATGAACTGGACCGAGCATGTATGCTTCATGATGAGGACATCGCAAAGAACGGAACTTCGAAGTCAGGAGATTTACTCCTGGCTAAGAGAGCTTCAATGATCGCATTGACAAATCCTCGTCTTCGAGGAATTGCTTTAACAGTTGCAGCAGGTATGAGAGTTGCAGCTTCGATGAGAAAGAACCAGAACTAATCACTGGTGCGACGCTCTGGTGAATCCTAGACCAGTTGGATCGTCGCATGGACGCTGACGTATGGAATTCAGGCAACAACATCTGATGCACATTCGATTCCATCGATTAACTTTCAACTGCATCAAACACCGAGACTTCAATCTTCTAGTTTCAAGAAGGCACCCTTGACATCTGTAGATCGGCATCATTCCTCTTCACGCTCCAAATAATCCTCATCATACAAGCCATGACAACGAGAACAAAGACCGCAATCGTCGCAACTCATTCTTCTTCCCTCCAAATATTTAGAAGACAACTAACACAATGAGAATCTTTTCCATTGATAATGATTCCACCGCATTCGCATTTGTAATTCATTCAAATTCCTCCAGTGTTGTTTGATTCATAGCTTGGGCGATGATGACTTCGACTTCTCCTTTGTATTCTGGGTCTATCTGTGTTGCATAATCGATCAAGGCAGACGCCAAGTGTACACACGCTTTCCTGTAGCGCATGCGACGCATGGTTTCAGACGCAACGTCTTCGCCATGTTCGTATTGACGTAGTCCAATGCGTACCCATTGGCTAAAGTTGTTCATCTTGTTTGCGATCTGTGCAGTCTCGACCGTGAGAGAAACTTCCTTGCGTACTTTCATTCTGCATCAGCCCATTCATTTTCCAAGACAATCAGACATTCTAGGCAGAGTCTGAAGCCTTGGTAGGAAGTCTCACAGCAGTTCATCATATGGCAGGTGTTGTCTGGCATGTTTTATCGTATGAATCACTACTATATTAACCCGTACGGACGGGTAACAATTAGCAAAAAACCTACGGTGTTCCTAAATAGGGGGTACTTTACCATAGGGGTGGTGGTCGGGGACGGGTGGTTTGTCCGATTTGCTCGCTACGCTCGCCAAGATAGGACTGCAAATGCTTAAAGGCCCAGTTA